GGGCGAAGCTCACTTAGGTAATACTTGACTAAGTATCTAATACCGGTCATAAACGCAACTAAGAGCGTGACAATAGCCACGCCCATAGCCGCCCAGTCGTTTGCGTTCACTTAGCCTTAGCCCCGAACGAAACGTCTTTGGGATTCGAGTAACGCATTAGAACCGGCACAATCCCAGCAAATAAGCCCCACGCCAATTTTTTGGGATCTGTTTCGCCAGTCATGTAAACGGCTAGCATTCCCGCGATTGCTGAACGCCCATAACTAGCACCGATAGCCTTTAGTTCTTTCATTACTTTTCTCCTAACCCCAGAGCTTCGATTAGCTCTCGGACTTTTTTTGGACTTACATTTATTTCGAAATGTTGCTCATCGGCTCTGTTCTTATAATCGCCACCCCAGAAAAGCCCATATTTTTTAGCGAGTGCTCGGATCATTGGAACTTTCTCCACCGGAAACGTTCCAATCTTTCCAAGCGGGTGTTTAGTTGCGTTAAGGTCGATTGCTGTTCCGCTTGAGTGATTGCTTAAACGATCGGTTGAGCCTCGAACCATGCGAAACGCGTAACCCCAATCGTCGAGCTGACCGCCATCGAGCGGCTCGATTAGCTCGTTAAACTCTTTACAGAATCCCACGATCAAAGGTGCGACAGCTTCGGCGCAGCGAATCTTTAAATGAGTCCCCGGTATTGCGTAGGACTTAATTCCGATTTCGGTTTGATCTTTTGAAGCCGTCCACCCGTTATAACTTGTTAAAGTCATTTGAGTAATAAATCGACTTCATCGCTGGTAACGCCTAACTTCTCAAGAATTGCTAAACGAGCGTTTTCCTTTTCTAATTCGTGAGCTGCTTCCGCTTCTTGAGCAATAGCACTTTCCGCCCATAAGTTAATCGTGTACGCGTATTCTTTTTCATCTAATTCGGTGTAACCCGTTTCATCTGATCCTGTGCGAAGTGTTGGATACTCAGCTTTCAAAGCTGCTATTTTTTGCGCTTTAGTTGTCATTAGTTAGCCAATCCGTAAACTGTTGCTGTTCCTGTAATTGTTCCCGAAGTCGGTGACAGAATAAATCCTAAGTATGTTTGCTGGCTGTCGCCTTGATAACCAAACGTCGCCGAAGCGGTGTTTGCTGTTGCATATCCGTTACCATAAATAAAACCGCGTTCCGACGTATTTCCTACGCCTGACACGTTTACAGTCGTATAACCAGCGTAAGCGCCATTATTATTTATCGTACAGATCGTTGCATTATTAGCGTTAACTCGATCGGTTCCGCCAGTAAATAGATCAAAGGCTATTGAACCGAAATAATCGCTTGCTATCGTTCCGCCCGAAGTGCGAAATTGCCATCGTAAATAAGTTGTCGCGCTGCATGACGCTTTAATAACTACGACATAATTCTTATAAGAGGAACTAAAAACATTGTCAAAGGTTGTTCCTGTTGATGAAACGGCTGAAAATGATGAAGTCTGAATTTTTGTAAATCCGCTTCCGCTGGCAATAGTTGCCCACTCTGGAGCTGTTGCGCCGCTGTTTACTTGTAGAACTTGACCAGCAGTACCAATTCCTAAACGGGCTGGAACTGTTGCGTTACGATAAATAATGTCGCCCGCTGTCGTAACTGTTGATTTAGCGATAGCCGCGTCCGCGAGATCGTAAGCTGATTTAGTAGCTGTCGGAGTGGAAGCTAGAACGCTTGAAGTAGTTGAAGTCGAATCCGATAACTGGACAATTCCAGCGACCGAAGTCGTCGCAGCTGTTGACGCCTTATCGTAAGCCGCTTTGACCGCTGTCGGTGTAGCTGCTAGAACGCTGGAAGTTGTCGACGTTGAATCGCTAAGCTGTACGACGCCTGACGCGCTTGTCGAAGCTGCGCTAACGCCAATAGTTACAGCGCCAGAGCTGCCGCCACCTGTAATCGGTGCGGTTACGTTAACGGCTGTTATGTCGCCGACGTCGTTAGTAATCCATGTGAAGTCCATATCGGCATTTGTAGCCTTAGACAGGATTTGACCAGTCGTTCCGCCCTTAAGGTCAGCCATCGACGTATCGACCGCCTGACCAAAAACCTCAAAATCAGCTGGTAAGTCGGTAACTAAGTCGGTCGGCGTTGGCATTTGCCAGCCGAAGTTACTCGTTGGGTTTGTCATTTTTTCTCCTTATGCCACGACTAATGCGGTTTCCCACGTTAGCGATCCGGTTATAGTATTCCACGATTCCGCGATAGGAACTTGCTCCCACTTCATAGCTTGAAGCGAATAACTTATCGGCGAAAGATTTAAAGATAAAGCGATTTCATTATAGGCAGCCTTAAAAGACCAGCCCTCGACGAATCCTAAAAATGTACCCGCTGCCATGTTTGGCGGTAAGTCGCTGATTCGTAGCGGTAAGCCCATAAATACCTTTATCAGCGAATCTCGATCGGCGTCGTCTAATTCTGGATTTGTAAGCTGGTAACTGATCGACGTAAAGTTCGCTTGAGGCGTAGCTCTTAGGGTTAAATAAAAATCGGCTTGATCTTGTGCGTCCACGGCTTTGTCGATTGTCGTATTTATGACCTGAGCTAAACGCCCGTAAATCTCGACTGAGTTAATATCCTCGGCGCTAACTTCACTAGAACCGTTAGCCTTATATTTTAGGGTTATGTCATTACGAACGTCGCCCGCTCGAGTTTCAATCTTGAGCCCGTTAAATAGCGCGTGATTGGCTGTTACGTCTGTGTAGCCATTAGTAGCCAAATAAATGGATCTATGTAAAGAATCGGCGTAGCTGATAAGTCCGCTGCCGTCCTCATAGATATAACCTAGACCAGACGTGGCGAGCCCTGAAACCAGCGAATAAATATCGGTGCGATCCGCTGAACGAGCTGACAGCTCATAATTGCCCGGACGATCGATCTGACCTAATCCCACGTTAGCAGCTGTCGCCCACGTTTCGGTCGGATTGTAGTCCTGCCATTGTTCGGCAGCTGGAACTTCGCCCCAGTTATTTAAGAGTAAATCTTGTAAGACTTCCCATATTTGATCGCCGTCGAAATCCTTTGACAATATGCCATCGGTAAGCGCTTTAGGTAAGCGGCTAAGAGCTCCGAGTGCGGTTATCTTTAAGACTTGATTTATTCCGACCGAACCAGCTGTAACGATTTCGATTCCAAAATCGACGACTGTTCCGCCGAAAATAGGGACGTAAGTATTAGTCGAATCCTTTAACTCGATCGAAACTGAATCGTTTATGTTTACGATCGCCTGAGTTAAGTTTAATAGCTCTAAATTACAATAGCCCGCTTGCGCTTGCTGATAGATATTAGTTCGACCGCTAGTAATGCTCAGATTTGCCAGCGTGTAAGTGGTGTATTCGACGCCTTGAATCTTTACGCGCCATACCGGGTTAAATACTGTCATTAGAACGCCAGCGCATTAGCGCCATTTGTGCCGCGATAAAAACTGTTATTTAAAACGTCAACGATTCGGCGGGCTGTGCCTTCCTGGTCGATTGCGCCGCTAACGTTAATATAGATATTTCCGCCACCGTTGCCTAGCTTGTTATTTGGAATTACCCGTCCGTTACCAGATGGGACGAATAATTCCGGACCTCGTTCGCCCACAATGTAAGGACTATTAGCGTTAGCTAAACCGCCATTTGCGAGCATTGGGATCTCTTGTAAATCTTTAGATCCGGGCTTTAAATTGTTAACGATGTTATAGCCCTTGATAAGTAAGTTAACTACTTTGATCGCCGCGTTAATGCCAGCGACGACGCCCTGAATTGCTTTGCTTACGCCGTTAATGATAAGCGCAACGCCTGACCATGCGGTTTTAAAGGCTCCACCTAAAAACGCCGCAAATGGTCTAGCAACAAGTAAAAACGCGGTAACGCCGACTCCGAGTAGCTTGAAAAATCCTGTGTTGTCCTCGATCAAATCGCCGACGGCTTTAAAGACTGTTTTAACGCCTTCCAATACTGGACTTAAACCAGCCTTAAAGATCGGGACGAAGTATTTGTTTAGGTAATCCCATAAAGCCGTTACGCCCGGCAAAAACGTATCTTTAAAAAATGTACCTAATGATTCGAAAACTGGCTGTAAGTCCTCGCCTATATCTGTGGCAAGTGTGCTCAAAGTTGGAATTACTTTATCGACGAATAACGTGACCATCGGTGTTATGGCGTCTAATACGAACGCGCCGACTGTTTCTTTACCCTCGTCAAATGCGATTTTTAAACGGTCAATCTTTCCCGCAAAAGTATCAGCCGCAGCGTTAGCGGATCCTTCATAAGTTGCTGTTACAGCGGCAATCGCTTCATCGAAACTCATTGTCTTAAGTTCGGCAGCTGTTAAACCGATGTCTAATTTAGCTAGTGCGGCGGTGTTACCGTCGAAAGCCTTAGCAATTAAGTTCGACGTAGTTTCCAGCGACTTTCCAGATCCTACGGAAGCGTCGAGCGCAACGCCTTGTAACTTCATGGCAGCTTCGACGTCGCCCGTACTCTTAACTAAACGCGCAAAAGATGGGCGTAATTCGTCGTCTGAAACGCCGACGGCAAGCGCTGTTTGTGTTATGTATGACTCGACCGACGCAATAGTTGCGTCCGTTGCGCTGGTAACGTTTTTAATTGCTGTCGCAAGTTTGACCTGAGCGGCTTCGTCCTCGACCGCAGCTTTGACGCCATCGACTAGCAACGCCCCAGCATAGGCAAGCGCCGCCGCCCCAGCTACGGCGAACGCAGCTCCGGCAGCTTTACCAAAACCGCTTAACTTACCGCCAAAAGTTTCTGTATCTGTTCCCGCGTCTGTTAAACCTTTTTTAAGATTATCGACGTCCGCGAGAATCGAGAGCTTGAGCGTTCTTGATCCGTCAGCCATTAGTCGAACCTCTTAACTATTGTAGTGAAAGCCTTTTCCCACTCAGCGATTAGATATGTTTGCTCAGCTCTTAAAGTTGGGTAAATAAAATATCCGGTCGAACCTCGACCAGTAGTACCCGACCAAATTGGGAACTGTTTAAATTTATTTGATCCAAATTCTGAGCCGCCCCATAGATCGCGAGTAGTCGCGCCGCCGCTAAACTTTTGGCTAACGTAACCGAAAGCAAGCTCGCCGATCTTAGACGACTTACTTACTTTAGAGCCCTCAGCGATTCGACTAGCTACTGGCGACGAACTAAGCGATCCAGCCGCCGAAATAATTTTGCCCTGTAAATAGCCAGCGAGCGCACTCGATTGTTCTTTTGCTTGAGCAACGGCTTCATCGTCCATCGCCTTAAAAGCTCCGGTAATGGCGCGAAGTTCGGCTTTGTCGTACTGGACGACTTCCTTACTTTCCGCCATTTCGTTTCTCCAATATCTCGAGCGCTGTCAATATGTCCGCCGCGTCAACCCACTCACTCATCGGAATTCCTGTCGCAATCGACAGCTCAACGATTAAGTAGCTTAGGCTTCCTCGGCTATAACTTTTGGGGCTTCGGTTTCTCCGACCGTAATATCGACCACCGTTTCGCACCAAATTTCATAAGGCTTAACGGGCTTACCCGCTGCCTCACGTCTTAAAGCGTTCCACGCTAGGAACATTAGATCGGAAATTCCGATTTTTTCCTGAGCCTGTTGAATTGTATAACCTGTCTTTTGCTCCCACTTAGCGAACTCTGGCGGTTGCGCTGTCGTGGTTGCTGTCTTGCCGTCATTTGTTTCGATATGGATTTGTAATTTCATGCTCCCGATTT